TGTATTACCTAAATATAGAAGGTAGACTAAAAAAGAGGGATTTGCAAGGTATCAAAGGTTTAGATATGGAGCGGTTTGATATCATAGGTTCACAAGAAGGTAAGATTTTACATGGTGAAGAATATTTACAAATAGCAGAAAGAATTATTAATGAAGAACCAGGTTCTATTTTAATTATTGATTCATATTCAGCTATATGCACAGCCGCAGAAATTACTAGTGATATGGATAAAATGCAAAGAGCTGATGGTGCAAAGTTATTGGCAAAATTTTGTCGTAAAGTTGCTAATGTAATTCCTGTCAATAAAAATATTGTTATAGGTATTACTCACCTAATGGGTAATCCAAAAGGATATGGTGCTGAATTTAAAGAAAAAAGTGGTCAGGCCATAGCATATCAAACTGATATTAAAATGAGAGCAAAAACATTTAAAGCATGGAATCTTACCGACAACACACAAATAGGTCAGACTGTTGAATGGCAAGTGTTGTGTTCGGCGTTAGGCCCTCCGGGTGGTGTTACAACATCATATATTAGATATGGAGATGGTATTGATAAAGTCACAGAGATTATGATGTTGGCAATCGATATAGGGATCATTGCTAAAGGTGGAGCTTGGTATAGTTTTGATTTAGACGGAGAAAAACAAAAATTCCAAGGAACAGAAAAACTCAGGCAGTTTTTTGTTGACAATCCAGAAGCATATGATAAAATACTATCATTGACGAAGGAAACAATGGGAATCAAATGAATGCTGTAGGATTAGATGGTTATGAGTATAAAATTTCTTTAGCTTCATTAACCACTAAAAGTAGTTTAAATAATAAATCTAATTTCCATTTGTTAGCAAGGGAATTACTTAAACAAAACTATCCAACTTTGCAAATATTAGAAGAGATACCTATACAGATAAGAAAATCAGAAACTTTATATATGGATTTTTTTATACCGCTAAGTAAGAAATGCATAGAGGTTCACGGCGAACAGCATTATGAGTTCACACCATTTTATCATAGAACCAAATTAGATTTTTTCAAACAGCAAAAAAGAGACAGAGAAAAAAGAGAGTGGTGCCATATCAATAATATTGCTTATATAGAATTGCCATATAATAAACAAGAAGATTGGTTGGAGATGATCAATAATGCATAAAACAAGTAAAGAGGAATTAGAATATTGGGATAAAATCTTAGATGAGTACGAAAATTCTATAGGTTTGCCATCTAATAACAGTAACACAGAAACATCTGACGAGCTGAATCAATATCTTACAATGAGTAGGGATGTAATAGAAAAATTAACTCCTGAAGATTGTGCTCAGATTTCATACAGATTAGGGCAGATGTCATTTCATATACAACGAACATTAAATAGAGAAATAGCTCGACACAACTGGGCAGAAGATACCGCTAAGATGGTTATTGCTGAAGAAATAAACAATTATAAGGGATATGGGTATATCGAAAAGTTCTATCAAGCAGTAAAAAATAATGATCGAGCAAGCAGTCTATATAAGATACAAAAATATGCCAAACAAAGAATGGATAGGTTGTCATACTTATCTAATAGTTTAAAAAATTTATCTGATATTTTATTAGCAGTACAAAGAAATAAGGTGAACAATGTCAAACATTCCTGAAGATATCTTACAAAATCCTGAACAGCTAAAAAAATTCATTGCTGCTTTATCAAGCCTATTGCCTGCGGAAGAAAATGATATACCGGAAAAGTTAAAGACCAGAAAAGCCAGAACAACTAAGAAAACCACAACAAAAAAAATAAATAATAAAACTCGCACATTAGAAGAAAAACATAATAAGTTTTTAGATATGCCAGAGATCAATATGTTTAAAGAAGATCCGAAGGTTGCTCAAAAACTATATAATCAACCGCCAATGAAGAGAAGAAGTAAAAAAGCTAAATTAAGTGTGACATGTAGAATTTGTGGTAAAAGAGAAGAAATATCTTCATCATTACTATATGGGGATAAAGATCGATACAAATGTAATAAGTGTTGTGGTAGTGCAGGTTAATATCAATTAGAGATAATATGAACAATAATTTGCTGGCAGACCCTTCTGCCGAAAGAGCAGTACTGGCTGGTCTGTGTAAATATGGTGAAAATGCCTATTTAGACATAGCAGATATTCTATCTAGCTCTGTTTTTACTATAGACAGCAATCAGATAATATACAACTGTATTAAACATATATATGAGCAAAATAATACTTCAGAAATAGATCTTGCCTCTATATATTCTGCAGCACAAGAATTAGGATGCTCTGAATTAATTTCATCAAAAGAAGAAACTTTACATATTAAAGCTATTCTTATGTTTCCTGTTGAGCAAAGCAATCTCAGGAAATTTGCTACAAAAATAAAAAAGCTAGAAATTGCCAAAACTATCTCGCAGCAATTACATGTTGCCCAGCAAGATATAGAAAATATTACAGGTACGGAGTCTATTAATGATATATTGAATATAGCAGAAAGCAAGGTTTTGGATCTAGGTCAATTGCTTGGGGATGGCAATAATGACCCAGAATCTATTGGTAAAAATATCGAAGAATATATTAAAAATCTAGAAGAAAACCCCATATCTCAAGTAGGTCTTTCTACGGGATTTCCCATCTATGATAAAGCTATTGGTGGTGGGCTCAGAAAAAGTACCGTAAATGTTATCGCAGCTAGACCAAAAACAGGCAAAACCCTACTCGCAGACAATATGGGTTATTTTTTGGCTAGTAACGGCATACCGGTTTTAAATATGGACACTGAGATGACTACTGAGGACCATATAAATAGAATCCTGGCCATGATGACAGAGATAGACATGTCAACCATCGAAACCGGTGGTTTCAAAAATTCTAGTGATTTAAAAGCTAAAATACATGAAGCTACCCAAAAATTACAAAGCACCAAACTTTATTATAAGTCTATTGCTGGTAAACCATTTGAGGAACAAATGTCTATTATGAGAAGGTGGCTAATTAAGGAAGTAGGACTCAATGATGATGGAACAGCAAAAGATTGCGTGATATTTTATGACTATCTAAAATTAATGGATAGTCAAGGAATCAGCCAAGATATGAAAGAGTATCAAGTGTTGGGTTTTATGATGACTCAATTACATAATTTTGCCACGAAATATAAGCTACCTATCGTAGCCTTTGTGCAGTTGAATAGAGATGGCATAACTAAAGAAAGTACAGACACTGCCAGCGGATCAGATAGAATCATATGGTTGTGTAGTAATTTCTCAATTTTTAAACGCAAATCTGATGAAGAAATCGCAGAAGATGGTCCCACAGGAGGTAATAGAAAACTATTACCTGTGGTAAGTAGACATGGTGCTGGCTTAGACGATAATGATTATATTAATTGTCATATGCAGGGCTGGTGTGCAAAAATAACAGAAGGTAAAACAAAATTAGAATTAGCAAATAATCCCACAAAAGATTTTGAGATAAAAAATGATGGAACTAGCGACCAAGAAGAAATACCGTTCATATAATCAAACAGAAATTAAGGACATATGCGACGGTTTATGTAACAATATAGAAGACTTCTGTAACGCCTTAAATTTAGACTGCGTTTACAACGATAAGATGATTACGATGAGCTGTCCCATTCACGGTGGGGATAACGCATCAGCCCTCAATCTATATCATGGTGTGGATGGTGGTTATGATTATAGTGTAGGTAATTGGGTTTGCCGTACACACCACTGCGAGAAAATTTTTCAGCCTTCTATTATAGGTTTTATGAGAGGTGTGCTATCTGTTAGTGAAAAAAAGTGGCAAAAACCTGGTGATGAAATGTATCCTTTCTCTAAAACAATTGAGCTGGGTTTAAAAATTCTGAAAAAAGATGTTAAGGATCTTCATATTCAAAATATCAATAAAGAAAAAAATACATTTGCTAGACATATTCACACAATATCAATTCCAAATCCTATTGTGAGCCCAAGCATTACTAGAGACTTAGTGCGTAGCACATTAACCATACCAGCAAATTATTATCTTGATAGGGGTTTTTCTCAAGAAATATTAGATAAATACGATGTGGGATTATGTTCAAACCCAAAGAAAGAAATGTACGAAAGGGTTGTTGTACCGATATATGATCAAGACTATAAATCTATGGTTGGCTGCACGGGTAGAAGTATCTATAATAAATGTGATAGTTGTGGCTATTTCCATAATCCACAATTAGAGTGCGTAACTGGTCAATGGGCTTGGAAATATTCTAAATGGAAACATAACAAAGATTTCAAAGCAAAAGACCATCTTTATAATCTATGGTTCGCCAAAAAACACATAATGCAAAGCGGGATGGCTATTATAGTTGAAAGCCCTGGTAATGTCTGGAAATTGGAGCAAGCAGGAATTCATAACTCTATTGCAATTTTTGGCACATCTATGAGCGATAGGCAGAAAATGCTATTAGATTGTTCTGGAGCCATGTCTATTATAATAGCATTAGATCCTGATGATGCTGGTGCTGATGGGGCAAAAAAAATACAGGATAAA